ACTAGCAGCCTTGCCGGGGCGTTCTATCCGCTGCCGGTGGAGGTGATTCTGTGAACGATTATCCATCCAGATCTGTGGGCGCTGGGGAGTGGTCGTCTGCCATGGCGATGATCCAACTGCAAAAAGATTACAAGGATGTGATCAAGAGAATGGCCGAGCTAGACGCAAAAATGACGGTGCTTTGGCAGAAGCACATGCTGGATCAAGGGGACGCCAAGTGAGCGCCCTATCTGCAAAGTTTGCGTTGCTCTGGAAGGCTTACAAAGGCCCAGAGCTCATCGCTGAGCACAAGTTCCACCCCACCCGCAAATGGCGTTTTGATTGGGCGATGAAGCAAGGGCGTTGCGCCGTTGAGATTGACGGAGGCGTGTTTATCCGCGGCCGCCATAGCAGAGGCGCGGGGATGATGAAGGACGCGGAGAAGGGCCGAGCGGCTTGTGACCTTGGTTGGCGGGTGTGGCATTTCACGTCGGGCTGCGTAACGCCAGCGGCCGTAAAGCAGACGGTCGAGTCGTTCAGATTGGCCAACAAATGAATCCCAAAAAACCCGATTGGCTTATCGAAGAGGAAGAAGACCGCAAGCGCACCTACATGATTGACGATGTAATGAGCCGACGGGATCAGGAACGGGACGAGCCGGAGGATGAGTCGTGATGCCTACGCGTGCTTTCCTTTTCATGGAGACGGCCACGCTGCGGGCCGAGAACAAGGCGCTGAAGAATCTAAAGATCGCCGTGCAACTGGGCGACTTAACCGAAGCGCAAAAGCTAGCACGCCAACACGACGACGCCTGGGTGCGGCCTGAGGACACTTTCACATCCAGCGGCTTACCGCATGCGACTAACGATTTTTGCGACGACGAGTAGTCGCAAACCAAGAAACAACAACAAAGAAACCAAAAAAGGAGAAAACAGAATATGGCGATAATGGCATCACGCGGTGGAACATACACTCCGGCCCCCGAGGGGTCGCACGACGCAGTTTTCTGCGACGTGGTGGATCTAGGAATGGTAGACGGCACGTACGGCAAGAAGCATCTAGTGCAAGTGGTGTGGCAGTTGGCGGTGAAGATGGAGGACGGGCGGCCGTTTACTGTCTCACGTCGCTACGGCCTATCTCTTCACGAAAAGGCAGCGCTGTACAAGGATCTGAAATCGTACGGCAAGAAGGCACCGCCTGCGAATCTCGATCTGGAAACGTTGATCGGCAAGCCCTGCACGGTGTTGGTGGTGCATGCCGAGCGAGACGGCTCAACCTTCGCCAACGTGCAGGCGTTACTGCCAGCCGGTGCAAAGAAGCTGACGGTCGACAAGGACTTCCTCCGCAAGAAGGACAGATCCGCAACAGGTGGCCCAGCAACGGTCATCGGAACTGATGACGGGGACGGCAACACGGTCCCGTTCTAAGAAAGCGAAAAACCTAATTGCCGGGCTGGGTGGTCACGCTTTGTGACCACCCTCCCTCGGCAGAAAGAAATCCTATTATGAATTATGATCTATTGATTCGGTTGGTTGGTACGGTGGCGGTGGTGGCCTTGTTCGTTATGGCCTGGCCAATCCTACGGAGCTGGAAGGACTAGTCATGGCAATGCTAGTCCCAACAGCTAAAACGGAATCCGCCCACTACTACCTCAAAACGGGAGAGAACTGTCACGGCACACTGCGGGAGGCGCGAAAGGTGGGAGCGTTCCCCAGCGTGACGACAATCCTCGGCGCTACGCTTGCCCGCCCTGGGCTTGAGAATTGGAAGGTGGCAAAGGGAATCGAGAGCTCACTGACTTTGCCTAGGCGCGAGAACGAGCTGGACGCAGACTTCGTCAAGCGAGTCGTGCACGACATGGGTATCGAGACGTCCGCGGCCGCCGAGAAGGGGACCGCAGTGCACGCCTTGGCTGAGCAGGTGATGGCAAAGCAGCCGCGGCCGCAGTTGTCGTCAGAGATGTTGCCCTTCTGGTTTGCCCTAGAGAAGTGGCGCGATGAGAAGATCACCAAAGTTTACAATCAGGAGTTTGTCGTGGTGAACGAGCAGGACGGTTACGCCGGCCGGTGTGATATGACGGCAGAGCATTGCGACTACGGCACCGTGATTGTGGATTTTAAGACACGCGGTCGGAGCAAGCCGGTGGGTAAGAAGACGGTCGGTATTATTCCTACACGCGAAGGGGACATCCTACAGCTCGGCGCCTATCGCCACGGGACGTTTGCTGATGAAGAGGCGAGTGACGTGGTGTGCTTGTCGGTGCTGATCGACAACCAGACGGGCGAGATCACAGAGCACGCCTGGACGTGTGCCGAAGCGGTGAAGGGCTACGAGGTGTTTTGCCATCTAGTAGCGGTGTGGTGCTGGCTGAAAAAGTACGATCCAAGGGAGGTAGCGGTATGAGTATTGAAATCTGGAAAGACGAATCGGTGTTGGAGCAGTTGGTAAACAAGATCAGAGCGCTCGAGTTTGAGCTGACTATCGCAAAGCGTGACCGTGACCAGGCGACGTCTGGAATGGTGGCGGCTGAGATCAGAGAGAACGAGCTGATCGATAAAATGAGGGTGGGACTGTGAGTTTTAAGCTACGTAAGGGCGATACCAGGCCAACGATCCGCCGTATGTGGGGGTTGGCTAGGCGCCTTAGGGAAAATCTGTCACTGCCTAGTGCGCAAAAGTTAGCGGCTGAGTTTGAGTGCTCGTACAAAACCATCAGCAGAGACATCGATCTACTAAGGGACTTTATGGGCTACGAGTTGCAATGGGACGCACGGGCGTTCCAGTACCGGCTGGCGGCCCCGCTACCGAAGGCGGTGTTATGACCCTCGCCCAACTGATCGAGCTATTCGACGCACGGATCGTCGCAACTTACACGCCCGCACAGTACGCCAAGGAGTGTGCAAGGGCGAAGGCGGATCGGGTGCGCTGGGGAATGGGGCAGTGGTGATCTGGGCTTTAGAAAACGGAAATAGAGTTATGGCTCAAAAGGGGCATAGGGCTGCGTGCCCATTGTGCCTTGATCCTGTGTTAGCAAAGTGTGGAAACATAAAAGTCAATCACTGGGCTCATCTATCGTGCGATTGCGACACATTTAAACAGTCTGAAACTGAATGGCATATTAAGTGGAAGCAATTATTCCCAACAAATCAACAGGAATGCGTGATGAAAAAGAATGGGATTACCCATCGAGCTGACGTTAAGACGAATACAAAAATCATTGAGTTTCAAAAATCATCAATATCGGTAGATCAAATAACCGATAGGGAGCGTTTTTATGGAAACATGGTGTGGGTTGTCGATGTATCTGATTTTTGTAAAAATTTCCGCTTTTGTCGTCGTAAGGGATTTGAAAGTTTTAGGTGGCTTTGGCCAAGGATTACATGGACTCATGCAGTTGCTCCCATATTTCTAGATTTTGGCGATTCATTGTTTCAAATAAAAAAAGTCTACAGAAATATACCATGCGGCGGATGGGGTCTTTTTTGGCACAAGGACGTGTTTCTTGATTGGGCAAAAAACTAAGGAATAAACATGAAATACGAAATTACCGACGAACAACTTAAAGAATTATTGGAGATGCATAAAGAGTGTAGCGATTTTGTAGGAGAACTTGAAGACCTTGGGATTTCCTTGGAAGGCGTGGGGCTAAAAATCTCGGGTGATTGCTCTTTGATCGATTTAATTTTTGATATTCTTGGTTTACCTCAAGCAGGATTTACCAAATTCAAAAATGAAAACCCTAGGCTAAATAACACAGAACTTTGCAAGCAGTTTCAAAAGAAGCAGGACAGCGAGCCTTACTCCTTTTGCAGGGACACGCTAATTTCAAATTGCTTTAGGCATCTTGAAGGTGATGAAACAGGAATTAATAAATGCTTAAAATACATGGTCAAATCGGTGCAGGAGTGGAAAGAAGCTAGCAAATGTCCGTAAAACGCAACGACTGGGCACTGAAGGTGCTGGATCGCGGGCTGGAATACCTTGCCGAAAACAATATTCGCCTGGCGAAGCAGCAGTTCAGCGTCGTGCGATTAATCCTAAAGGAGCTGGGCGATCGGGCGAAGTTTTACAGAAAGAGAGACATGGAGGCTAAGAAGAAATGAATTTGCCACCAAAGACACAGGCTTTAATTTTAAACGGAGCGAGTAAAGGGGAGCGGAACACAACGCTGTTCAATCTGTGCTGCCAGTGGCGTGACGCTGGCATGACGCAGGATCGCGCCTACGACGAGGCGGAAGTCTGGGCGCTGCGGAACGGGCTGGGGCACAAGGAGGCGGAGGGATGCATTCGCTCGACCTACACTAAGCCAGCTAGGGAGCGATGGGAGCCAAAGGCTAGGTATGGTCTGAACGGTCACAACGGATTGACGATCGTCAAAAACGATGTGCCGGTACCGCCCATGCCGACGAGTGTGGAAGAGACGCCGGTGGCTATGTTCCTTTCGGCCGCCTTTGACTTGGGCGAAAACATCAATATCTGTCGATCGATCAAAGATGGCGACCGGGAGCGGCCGGACGGCTCAGGTGAAACAAAGACGCGTGAGGAGTGGCTAGAATCGTTCAAGGATGATGGCCTAGCGGATTGGCAGGGCAGTGCAGTGGGTGTGTACGTTTCAATTAATCCGAACAACGGCAACGGGCGGGCGGCGGATAACGTGGTGCGTTGGCGGCATGTGTTGGTGGAGTTCGACGAATCTACGGTGGAGGAGCAGTGGGCAATTATTAAGAAGAGCGGCCTGCCCACCACATGCATCATTAAGAGCGGCGGCCGTAGTCTTCACGCCTGGGTAGAAATTAACGCGGAGAGTGCCGAGCAGTTTAAAGAGCGGGTGGACTTTATCTACAAGCACCTTGAGCACTCGAAGCCAGACACTGCCAACAAGGACGCGGGGCGGTTGTCTCGCCTGCCCGGTGCGATGCGTACGGCCACTAACCAGCGGCAGGATCTGGTTGAGTGTGAGCGGCCGACGGTGACCTATGCCGAGTGGCGAGAGCGGGTGTTGTTTGGCGATATCCCCAAAGCCTATTGCTGGGATAAGTTGATCAATTTTAAGGAGACTGACGACGTGACGACGCTACTGGGCCGGCGTTGGTTATGTGCTGGCGGGTCGTCGCTGTGGGTAGGGAGCAGTGGGCTGGGTAAGTCTGTGCTCTGCTTGCAGGCCGCTATTACTTGGGCGCTGGGTAGGTCGTTCTTTGGCATCAATCCGCGGCGAGAGCTCAAGTCGATTATCATCCAGGCGGAGAACGACGAAGGCGACGTAGCGGAGGCGGTGCAGGGGATTATGAAGGCCATGGCGCTGACTCCGCAGGAGATTGAGACGATAAAGCGGAACGTGGTGATTGTGCGCGATTGCACTAGCACCGGCGCCACGTTCGTCGACCGCGTTAGGCGCTTAGCTGAAAAGCATAAGCCTGACTTAGCCTGGGCGGATCCGTTGCTGGCGTTTGTCGGTGGGGATCTATCGAGCCAAGAGACGGCCGGTGGCTTTCTTCGTAATATGCTTAACCCGCTGGCTATGTCGGCGGGTTTTGCGTGGATGCTGATGCATCACACCCCGAAGCCTACCCGCGACGGCACGGGCTATGCTGGCCACGACAAAGCCTACTCGGGCTTTGGATCGAGCGAGCTGACCAACTGGGCCAGAGCGATCCTAATGCTGTCGCCTTGTGGCAAGGACGAGCAAGGCGTGGACTTATACAAGCTTGAGGTGACCAAGAGGGGCAAGCGCTCCAACCTAACGCCAAGGGGCGTGGTGGCGTGTAGTACTGTTCATCCATACGTTCACCTGCGCCATTGTACTGAAGGTATGGCATGGATTGAGGCCGGTGAGCCTGAGAAGAAGTCGGCAGGGCGGCCGGAGTTGCATGTGGACTTTGCGGACTACTGCGACGTTCTTAAGGCAGGGATATCGGCCGGCGATCTACAAAGTCGCATCAGAACCAAATCAAAGGTGGGTGAGACAAAAAGCAGAGATACCACTAAGGAGTGGGAAGCGGACGGATTGATCAAAAACGTTGGCACTGATAAGGCCAAGAAATACGTACTAAATGACACCAAATAATCCTATCGATACTTATTATTTTCTATCGATGGAAATAGGGGCATCGATGATGGATGGTTATCCCCCCTTAAAGGGGATAACCACCCATCGGATGCTTACTTTCCACCCATCGAGCATCGATAGGGGTAATTTCCGAGGATCAAAATGATAGACCAACAAGCACTAGAAAGGATGCCTTGCGGGA